AGATAGAAGATTTAGGTAGGTCTAAGGAAGCTGTCCAGGTTGAAAGAAAAGAAATATCCAAAAAGATAGAAAAAAATAAAAAGAAAACCAAAGAAATTAAAAAAGAAATAAAAAAGGTCAATAATAAAAATAAAGATGTTGACAAGGCTGTTAATCATCTTAAAAATATTGGCAAGAAAGGCAAATGAATGAGTTGTTATACTAGACACCAAATTGAATCAACCATGAAATCAAAAGGTTATAAATGGTTTGAAGATTCCAGAAATAAGGGGTACGACGTTAATATCGTAGGTGTTAGAAATATGAATACAGATGGCAAGGTAACCAACGAGTTCGATGACTGTTTGACAATTTCATATAAAGTTGATGGCGAATGGAAATTTGAATGTTGGAAGGCTACCACTGATCCAGGTAAATATTGGATGGAGCATCCTATGAATAAAGATGGCTGTGCAATATTAGTGCCAGGTCAATATAGAAGTTCATATAAAATTAGAAAACATTTAAACAAATATGATGCCGTATGTCAAAGAAAACCTGTCAAGGTTTATAGAGACAATGATAGAGATAATGTATATGATACTGATGAAGAGACAATTACTGAAGGTATTTATGGAATAAATATACATAGATCAAATCCGTATTCTGAGTCATATTACATAAATAAATGGTCAGCTGGCTGCCAGGTATTTAAAAAGGTCGATGATTTCAATGAATTCATGGACATATGTTATAAGGCAAAAGAAATATGGGGAAATTCATTTACTTATACATTATTAGAATCTAAGGATATTGCCTAAACAACCTATTTATTAAAAAGGTACAAATATGAAAAAAGAATCAGCAACACCTAAATCTGCTCCTGAATATTTTAAAGGTTTGTCTAAGAAAGAAAAGGAAGAGAGAGAAAGGGTAATAGCCAAAAGAAGCAAAATGGACGATGATGATCCAGATGCATATAAGGCATTTAGGACTGATAAAGGAGAAAAAACCAAAGTGTCAAAACATACCAAAAAATTTAAACAGATGTATGGCGAGGATGCCTGGAATACATTAAAAGAGGTTTGGCAAATGTCAAAATCTTTAAACGAACTAAGTGCAGCAACAGAGAAATCTTTAAAAACAAAAGCTGAAAAAACAGGCATGCCTTATGGTATATTAAAGCAGGTTTTTAATAGAGGAATGGCTGCATGGAAAACAGGACACAGACCAGGGGCATCTCAACAACAATGGGCTCACGCAAGAGTTAATTCATTTACAACAAAATCTCCAGGAACATGGGGAAAGGCTGACAAGGATTTAGCCAAAAAAGTTAGAGGTAAAAAATAATGGCAAGAAGAAAACCAACAAAAGGTTCAGTTAAAAAAGCTGCAGCAGCGTTAGATGAACTGAATGATAAACTAAGTAAGCTGAGTACAAAAATGGTTAATATTGCCGGTAGTTATTCAAAAGCTAAAGAGGCTGGACATGTCAATGATGTTAAAACACACATTGCAGCACTTAAAAAAATGACAGCCGAAAAAAAGAAGTTAGAAGCTCAAAAAAATAAATTGGATGCAGCATTAGAAAAAGCTGTTTCTGGTTTAGATGCAGATGCACAATTAGATATGGATGAAAACATTGACCTTGCTGAAACGGTTAAAGTTTCATTAGCTAAACTTCTTTCAGAAAGTAGTAAAAATACAGATTGCTGTAAATAGATTTATGAAAAGGTTATGTTTAATATTGTTGCTGGCTACCAGCACCGTTGCATTTTCACAAAGTGATAGTGTAAAATTTTCAAATGAAGAGGTTCTTAATATATCAAATAAAATTCTTGATTTAGAACAGAAGGATTCGTTAAATAATATTCTGATATTAAATTTAGAGAATAGAATATTATTAATGGAACAAAAACATTCCAAAGATAGTAATTACATTTCCATATTAAATCAGGAAATAGATCTTAGAAAATACGAAATAGATTTATATAAAAACCTATACAAAAATACAAAACCTAAATGGTATGATAGTAAACCAATTTGGTTTGGTATGGGATTCGCCACTGTTTTGATAAGTTCGTGGGTTGTTTCAGCTACAACACCGTAATTAAATGTTATCTTCCACATATTTATTAATATGTCAAAACAGCAAAAATCAATAAGAGAAATAATAAAAGAGGAGTATCAGAGATGCTATAACGATCCAGTGCATTTTATGAAAAAATATTGCCAGATCCAGCATCCTACAAAAGGTAGAATGCCTTTTAATCTTTACCCTTTTCAAGAAAAATCTTTAATTGATTTAAGAAAACACCAATATAATATAATACTTAAATCTAGACAATTAGGTATATCAACATTGTCTGCAGGATATGCATTATGGTTAATGACATTCCACAAAGACAAAAATGTTCTTGTAATCGCAACCAAACAAGAGGTTGCAAAAAACCTTGTTACAAAGGTTAGAGAAATGCATTCCAATCTACCTTCCTGGTTAAAAGGTAAATCTGTTGAGGATAATAAATTAAGTTTGAGATATGAAAATGGATCTCAAATCAAAGCAGTATCAGCAGCAGGGGATGCTGGTAGATCTGAAGCATTATCTCTTCTTATTGTAGACGAGGCGGCTTTTATCAAAGAAATAGATGAAATATGGGCTTCTGCTCAGCAAACGTTATCTACTGGTGGTCAAGCCATTGTTCTGTCAACACCAAATGGTGTAGGTAATTTTTTCCATAAAACATGGACCAAGGCAGAAAGTGGTGACAATAAATTCAATACCATTAGACTCCATTGGTCTTTACATCCAGAAAGAGATCAAACATGGAGGGACGAACAAGATGAGTTGCTTGGTAAAAAATTGGCTGCTCAAGAATGTGATTGTGATTTCATATCTTCAGGTGATACTGTTATTGATCCTGAAATATTACAATGGTATGATGAAACTCATGTTGAGGATCCAATTGAAAAAAGAGGATTTGATGGAAACTATTGGATATGGGAACACCCAAATTATTCAAGGGATTATATGGTTGTTGCTGACGTCGCTAGAGGGGATGGTAAGGATTATTCTGCTTTTCATGTCATTGATGTAGAATCAGCAACTCAGGTGGCAGAATATCGAGGTAAAATAGGTACCAAGGAATATGGTAATTTTTTGGTTAATGTTGCAACTGAATATAACGATGCATTATTGGTTATAGAAAACTCAAATGTAGGCTGGGCATCAATTCAACCGGCCATTGATAGATCTTATCAAAATCTTTATTATAGTTATGGCAATGATGGATATACTGATACAGATTCATATATCAAGAAAGGCCATGACATGAAGGATAAATCTCAAATGACTGCAGGATTTACAACTTCTGCAAGAACAAGACCGCTTATCATCAGTAAGCTTGATATTTATTCTAGGGAGAAATCTTGCATCATAAAATCCAAAAGACTGATTGATGAATTATTTGTCTTCATTTGGAATGGCAATAGGCCAGAGGCACAAAAAGGTTATAATGATGACCTTGTTATAAGTTGGTCAATAGGACTTTGGGTTAGAGATACTGCTCTTAAACTTAGACAACAAGGAATCGAATTAAATAGAAAAGCAATTAGCATGATAGGTAAATCTTCACAGACATCTGTTTATACCAGTAATGATTCTGGTGCAAATAGTTGGAAAATGAATGTCAAAGGTAATGACGAAGATTTAAGATGGTTGCTATAATATAAGGTGATTTAAAATGGCAGAAGGAAACGGATTTTTTGAAAGGCTTGGAAAGATATTTTCCACCAATGCTGTAGTAATAAGATCAGGTGAAAAATTAAAAGTTGTTGATTACGACAATTATCAGTCCTATGGTTTAGAAACAAATAGACCTGTTGATAGATATAATAAGCTTTTTTCAAGTCGTAATACAAATATATGGAAACCTAACTCTAATTACAATACAATGAGATTTGAGTTGTATAGAGATTATGAGGCTATGGATTCTGACCCTATAGTTGCATCTGCACTTGATATATATTCTGATGAATGTACACTGAAAGACGAGTTTGGCGATATACTTACAATAAAAAGTTCTAAGGAACAGGTAAAAAAGGTTTTACATAATTTATTTTATGATATTTTAAATGTAGAATTTAACGCTTGGCCCTGGATACGTAATTTGTGTAAATATGGTGACTTTTTTCTTAAATTAGAGATAACAGAAAATATAGGTATTACAAATGTAATTCCTTTTTCGTCTTATGAAATGTTTAGAGAAGAAGGGTTTGATCCTGAAAATCCAGAAAAGGTTGTTTTTAAACATGACCCTTCCATGACAGGTGGCGTTAGAGGTAATATGGTTAATAAAGGTGATTCGACAGAATATGAATCATATGAAGTTGCTCACTTTAGATTATTAGCAGACACAAATTATTTGCCTTATGGTAAATCAATGTTGGAATCAGGTAGAAAAATCTGGAAACAATTAACGCTTATGGAAGATGCGATGTTAATAAATCGTATTATGAGGGCTCCTGAAAGAAGAATAATAAAAATAGATATAGGAAATATACCACCGAACGAGGTTGATGGTTATATGGAAAGGGTAATCAGTAAAATGAAAAAGGTTCCCTATTTCGATCAAAATACCGGCGATTATAACCTCAAATTTAATATGGAAAATATGCTGGAGGATTATTATCTTCCAGTTAGAGGTGGTAATAGTGGTACAGAAATAGATACACTCAATGGTT